CTTTGTAATAATTCTTCATATTATTTCTAAAATATTTGTATTTAAAATATCGTTTAACTCTTCAACCTCAGACAATTTTAATGTTCTCGGGTTGTTTAATCTAGCGTTAAGGGTGGGCAATGTAATACTCATCCTACTAGCTATCTCTTTCTTTGTAATCTTCCTATCCTTGATAAGTCGAATAAATTTAAAATGCTCTTCTGTCATGGTGCAAATATAAAATATTTTAATGGTTTAAAAAAATATTTGTTTTATTCCTTTTAAAAACTGTAATACTATATAGACAAAAAATAATGTCATAAATATGTTTTGAAATGCTTTCATTGTTTTGTTTTTTATGGGGGCTTTCGCCCCCTTGTTTATTATAAATAAAATGCGTGCTTAACTCTTTTTCTTACACTATCAGCATCTTCTTCCCAGTTTCCATATACAACGCCATCTATAAGTGCAAAAGCGTGTCGTCTTACTATTAACACAAAAGTTCCTTTTTTAGCTTGTCTTAAAAATTGGTTTACTGTACAGTTAGGGCTGTTAATCTCTATCTCTTTAGTGTGTAATTTAGTAAGGGAATTGCCAATCATTTTTAAGCTTGACCCTCTGCCGTCTCTTCTACCAAAGCTTTTGAATATAGCGTGTGTTTCTTTGTAGCTTTTCCCAGTAGCTGATGCAACGGCGCGCACAGCACAATCGTTATTTTCAAATAACGCTTCTCTTTCAGCTTCGTACTTGTCCCAAGTGGAAACATACTTTCTACCTTTAGCGGTTGTTTTAATTACCTCAGCAGTTGGCGACCAAACAAAAGAGTCTGTTCCATTATCAAACTGCACGATACCTTTTTCAAAATTATTAATTTGATTTTTAATAGCTTTTAGCGTGTTACTCCATAGCGCGCTAAATCTTTTGTCGGATGGATACAATTCTTTAGAACCTTTTGGCGATACTTTTACTAACACTTCTACATTAGCCTCTCTGTATTCCCAGTAAAGCATAGCGCTACCTACTCTTAATAAAGCACCTTGCTTCATATTACTTTTAAATAAGTCTAAAATTTCTTTTGGGGTGCTTGCAATTTCGTTTAGATTTTTCATTTTGTTTTGTTTTGTTTTGTTTTGTTATACAAATATAGAAAGAATATTTTAATAACCAAAAAATATTTTACTTTTTTTAATTAAAAATAAAAAACCCCCTACCAGCCGAAACCGAATAGGGGGGGAGCAAACAAAAAAGGATTTTTATTCTGCTATTGATTTATAAGTTGATAAGGCGTCGTCATCTTGGTTTGGTATGTGCATCTTAATTTCGTACTCTGCAGCCTTTACATCAAACCTCATGGCATCTAAATACCCGCTTACTGGTTCTTCTAGCACATCTGCGCCAAAGTTAATCCAAAGTTTATTATGCAGCCCTAGATTAGCTGTATTGATATTCTTAAACACACCTTCGTACTTTGTTAAGTAATCCCTACTGTCATTTATTATTTCTTGCGTAATTATAGCCTCAAGAGTTTTTGTTGTGCTATCTCTTGGTCGCTCAAACTCACCTTCTATTTGCCCAACAAAATTATCATCATCACGAAGTTCGTTAGACATAATATTTTTTGTTTCGTATTTAGCAGTAAAACCGCCTAAGTATGAGAACCTTGTCCTTACATTTTTTACACTGGTAAAATTAAATTCTATTTTCTCGCCAATAGTAAAGTTATCAATATAAGTTATTTCGCCTAAAGCTAAACCAAAGGGAAAATATAAACCTATCTCAATATTAACATCATCATTATCCGTATCATATTCAAAAGGTTCTAAGGTTTTATTAAAGCCAACCCATTTATTATTTACTTGATTGATTATATTAAAATTATTGGGTGGCGCTTGGTATGCAACCCACTTGTTTTCATTAAAATCATATTCATAATCTGCGCTGCCATTCCCAGTAGTATCAATTATAGCATAAAAACTATAACTATATTTTCCAGTATCACTCTGCGGTCTTTGCACATAATAAGAAAGCCCTACTTGTATTGGAACGCCTTGTCGCACTGTATTGGTAGTAATATCTGATTTAATCATTAAAATACTTGGACCCGTTCCATTAGCTACTAAATATTTATTTCCGCTTAATGGCTTTACGTCAAAATCAGTGGCTTCAGTAATTGTTGGTGCTGCATTAGCAATTCCGGATGTTCCTAAAACCCACCCATCTGTATCATATAAAAATTGACTATTTTGATTGATATAATTTAAAGTAGCTAATTCTGTAAGAAATACTACTTCTCTAAGTGGTTTATCATATCTTTTAACAAGTGATTGGTTTAAAGGAACTAAATCTTCTGGACATTGAAACAAAATATTATCATCTAAAGTTTGTTTATAAACACCCTCAGAATCAAAAACCTTATAGGTTATCTGTTCGCTTTCTTTATTTAAAAAATCTGTTTGATATGTTCTTATTAACCCCATTATGATACCCCTTCTTGATTTATTAAAATGCCCGTAATTTGATTTGTAGTACCGGTTTGTGTAAAATTGACTGAACCTCTTCTAGTTGAACCTAGATTATTTATTGAAAAACTTACTCTAATAATGGTATCACCAGTATAACCTTGGGTTCTTGATAGTGTTATCCAACTTACATTAGGTGTTGCTGTAAAGTTTCCATTTGATGTCACCCTTAAATCAAAATACCCACCGCCTTGACTAACATTGTAAGGTGCGGATGGTGTGATTGATATACTTGTTGCAACTCCAGAACCCACAGCTTCACCAGTAACAGTGATTCCAATGCTTTCATCGGTCACTCCTATTGAGCCTGTAATTGTCACCCTTAAAGTAGTGTCATTAATTTTAGATACTAATAATGTATCGTATGGCGAACTATTTGCAATCACACTTACATTTCCAGAACTTTGCCATTCATAATCTGTACTAGCATTTATTTCAAAAGTTTTAGTATAACTAGTTCCATCCCCGCCAACCGCGCTAAATGTAGACGGAGAAATGCTTCCGTTTGTAACATTATCAGTCACTGTATAGCTGTGTGTAAATTGCTGCGCTACAGACCCGCCCTTTAATGTTAGAAACTGTGTCTGAGTACCGACAGGTCTGTTTCCAGTAATTGTCACTTTTATAAAATCACCCTGCAAGGCGTGGGAAACATTAAAGCCACCAGTTACAGAAACTGTAGTAAGTTGACTAGCAGAAGTAAATTCACCTGTATTAGAAATAACATTAAACTCCATAGTAAAGGGTGTACCCGCCTCACTTGCTCCATAAGACAATATTCCTGTCTGTGGTGATACATGAGCGCCAACTACATTAAAGTATGCGCTTGCATTTATTCTTAAATCATAAGCTGTCGGGTAATCTTCTATTGTAATATCTTCTTCTGGAACTGTTTCATCTTCATCAACTTGGTCACCAGTTGGGTCTACTGTTTGCTCCCTTACATCTAAAACAAAAGCATCAGATAAATCCGTTTGACCATTAGCATCTACGCCTTGTACTGTATAAGAATCTCCATCTTGTGAAGCGATTACATTACCTAAATGTAATTCACCAAAATCAACATTACTCGGGTCGCTCTGTACCAAAACTTGAACACCACCTAGATACCACCTCCATTCTACAACTTGTGTACCTCCACCTTCTATGGCTTGCAATCTGTAATCCGCATTAGTATTATAGTACATAATAGCGACCCCATCAATGTAAACACTGGGAGAACCATAAACAGGAACCTCAACTGGTTCGGCTGGTTCATTTACTACATCACCTCCACTTGGCGCAGTAGTACCTTGTACAATTCTATTATCTATTAAACTTGAGTTATTTATTATATACCACTTTCCAAAAGATTGAAATACCCTGCTATTAGTCATTTTAATTAAATACCTTAACGACTCTTTAGCATTCATAAGTGTCAAATTCTTTTTTGAAAATATATATCTATCCACTTCTATATCGTGGAAAATAGTATCATTTGTAGCGCCGCCATCAATTCTAATGTCGTTAGAAATATACATATCAAAATTATGACCAGTAAGTTTTAATATTTCTTTTAAGTAAAAAAACATCTTTTCTTTGTCATTTACATTATCAGAAGGATAAGGTACATCAAAAGAATCTAAAGTACCTAACCCATCAATAGCTTCAAGGTTTAAGTTGTATGGCGTTGTTGTAACAGCCTCAAGGTAGCCGTCATTAACTAGAAAACCTTCCCATATAGGAATATAAAAAACAGCAGCCCCTAAACTGGCATCATAATTTTGGTCTGTACCATCCCAGTCGACATTTATATCTTCCCAGTTACCGCCAAAGGATGTATATTCTAATATTCTAACCTTAAATTCTCTTTCACCAGCCCTATAGAACTCTTCATAGGTATCTGTATCAGTAACAAAAAGGTTTATTTTGCAACTGGAACCGATTATTGGTGAATAAATATCATCGTCTGCTTGCCATTCTATAATAGCCGGTTTTCCTGTTCCGACTAATTCTGTTGGCTGTGTACCTAACCCTAAAGGGTCAAGTTCAAAGTTCTTTTTTAATATTTCTATTTTAAATTTATTCCCCTCAATGTCAGAGAAAAATAATTCATATTTAAGTCCGTATGCCATTACAATAATCTACTGCGGTTTTTTTCTGCTCTCTGTAAAGCTACAACTAAATCTTGACCTTGCAGCCTAAACTCACCTCCCACCCTTACATTCTGCTCACCTTGACCAATCATTCCTTTCAGTTTATCTAAAGGAGCGATTACTTCTGGATTACTCCTTGCACCGGTATATTCGCCCATAAGCCCTAAGGTTGGACCAGATACTATTCCTCCATTTGCAAATTTTGGAAGCCCAGATAAACTAGAAAATATAGTTTTAAACGAACCAAGAGAACTACCTCCGGCACTACCTCCACCAGTAAGAACAAATAATACAGCCGCCGCCGCTGCTGCCGCTGCTAATTGTATTATCAATCTTTTTAGACCCTGTATCAAAGAATCAAAGAAATTACCGCCTTGGGCTAAAGTTTGAAATGAACTCATCAATGTACCCCCAACAGCCATAGCTAAATGATTTACTTGTGGCTCAAATTGCATAAAAAACTGCCCTAATTTTTCGCTAAAAGTTTGACTATTTACTATTTGTTTATTTAATTCATTGAATGATTTACTTGTATTTAAAACAGCTGCACTTACTTGTGGCATCCTAGCTGCATCAAATGGTGATTTTGCAGGACCACTTGGCATTTTAGGAGTTGAAACTCCTGTGGGCGCACCAACACCTGCTCCGCTAAGAAGCCCAGAAACTTTATTTTTTAAATAAGAGCCTACCTTTTTTAAACTGCCATCAAATCTTTCTTTACTTGTTTCCTCCCATTGTTTAACATAATTTTCAGCTAGTTTTTTTCCTGCTTCTTTAGATATGTCCTCTCCTTCTTTAAAGAAATCATCTATAGTGCTTCCAAAATCCGCTCCGAATCCATCATCTAAAAACTGATTAAATAGTTTAGCTGCTGTACGTAAAGGTCTAAACAAGTACTTTTCAAAAAATTCATTTATCCTTATTAGTACATGAAGGACATTGTATTTTACTGCATTTTTAAATACAACAAAAGCATTTGCAATATCATCAAAATAAAGTATTAAACCTGCAACAGCAACAGCAACTAACCCGATAGGGGAAATCATGGCGGATATTACAGCTAATACTGCTCCTCCTACTGATAATATAGTCGGCAGAACTACCGCAAGCGCAGCAAAACCAATCGCAAGCTGTTTTGTTTGTGGAGATAACCTTCCAAAAGCCTTAAAAAGACTAGTTATCTTTCCCAATATACTTGTTATGGCTGGCAAAAGGCTATCCATTAATTGAGCGCCTAAATCTGTAAAACTATTTTGCAATGCCTTTAAACCCTTGCGAAGTTTAAACTCTGAACTTTTTTGTAATTCCTCAAAAGCCTTGGATGTTATTCCGGATGTATTTGCCATCCTATCAAATATCTGAGCGGTTACATTTGCACTCGCACCAGTCAAGTCCATGATACCCTTTAATGCTCTAATATTTCCAAACACCCTTTCAAACGCCTCAGAGTTTCCCTCACTTGCAGTTTTAAGGGTTTGAAATACTGATAGTAAACCCTTGTCTTTTATCTGCTCTCTTAACCCTTGGCTACTTAAACCCAACTCAGCCATTGCTGCGGCGCTTTGTTTTGTAGGCTTCATTATAGCCATTAAAATACTATTCAGCTGTGTCGCGGCTTGTGCGGCTGGTGTTCCTGTTCTACTCATTGCAGCAAAGGCAGCACCCACTTCGTGGAACTCAACGCCCATATTTGAAGCCACCGGTAAAACTTGACCCATTACACTAGATAATTCACTAGCCTCCAGCTTACCTTCACGAACCGCAGAAGTTAAAACATCAGTTGCATCTGTCGCTGTAAGGTTTTCAACCCCATAAGCATTAAGAGCAGAAGTTGCAAGGTCGGCTACTGTAGCAGTATCACCTAACCCTAGTGCAGCTGCTTTTGTTGATTGTTCAAGTACAGCCATTGCATCTGCGCCCCGCAAACCAGCAGATGTGATAAAGAACAATGCGTCTGCGGCTTCACCAGAACTCACGCCCGCAGCTGTAGCCATAGCCTTAACACCAATAGCCATCTGGTCTACTTCATCTCCCGCAACACCTACAAGTGTCTTTATTTTAGTCATAGACTTATCGAAGTCTGCCGCCATCTTAATAGAAGCCCCTCCGGCTGCGATTAAGGGCAGTGCGAGTCTAGTTTGTAGTTGACCCCCAAGATTTGATAAACGCCCGCTAAAAGCCTTTAATTTAGCTTGTGCCGTATTTAAGTTTTTGTTTAAGCCTCTTATATCGGCGTTAATTGCTATCCTTAGTGTGTTATCTGCCATGTCACAAAATTACAAAAAAAAAGGGGCTTTAGAATTTAACCCCAGCGGATTCACACACCTCTTTAAATTTTAAAAAACTTTCTTTTGTGCTTTTAGGTTTTGTAGTTCTAGTAATTTTATCTTGAGGTAGTGGAAAGAGTTTTTGTGGCTTTATCATGTGCTGCTTTTTTTGGCAGTTTACATTGTGTATCATCGTAGCCAAATAGCGTGTCCGTTCCCAACTAAGGTTTTGTTTTATATTATATGATTCTCCGAGCAGCTGGTTTTCAGACCAAGTATAACTCCAGAACTTATCTGGGTCTATGCCGACTTGCCCTATATAATAATCAAATAATTTAGCCCAACTTAGGGTGTCGGCGATTGCTTTCCCTCGCTCTTTGGGTTTCTATCAATACCCATATTTAGGTCAGTTCCTAAAATCTTACTCTCTAACATTGCATTGACTATCTTTTCAAGTTCATTAGCTTTCATATCATCAAGCCACGCGCCAACTTTATAAATATTATAGTCAATTTCATTCCCTTCTTCTTGGTCGTATGCTAAAAGTCCAGAGTAGACTAAAGCACGAATACCGGTTAAAGAAACACCGCCATCAAAAATTTCTCCAATTTTATCAAGCGGTACGTTCATTTCTTCTGTAAAGGCGCTCCAAAAGTTCATACTAAAGTGCATTGTTCTATTGCGCCCGCCTATATTTAGGGTATAGAACCCTCTCTTTTTGTTTGCCATAATGTTCTAACTTTTTAGTTAGTTGATTTAGTAATACTACCAGTAAGTGTAATTGAACCACTGTAAGATACAGGTGATTCTGCTTCAGCACTCATTTCCACACTTGAAAGGAAACCTTCAGCAGTGTAAACCTCATCTCCAGTTTCAGCTGTACCAAACACACAAGTTAGTTGTGTTCTAGCCAAAAGGAAATCAGCCATTTCAATAGCGTTTGCAGAATCATCGTACGCAACTAAACCCTCAAAAGAGATTTCGCCGCTCATGACACCCGCAATCACTTCTTGAAAACCATTGCTATCTTTAGTTGTCGCTTCTGGTAAATCATTTGACAATGAAAAGGTACAGCTTGTTGTATGTCCAACTGTAGACCCTTCTACTGTTATAATTAAGTTAGTTCCGTTAAATACGCCTGTTGTCGCCATTAGATATAAATTTTATACAAATATAGTGATTATTTATTTTTTATTTTTAGCTAAAAATTGAATGAATTATTTTGATTAGAAATATAAATAAAATAAACCCAACAAAAATAACTTTGCTCTTATCAAAATAGTATTTACTGTTCCAATTATCTAAAACCCAT